AATCCTTAAGTACTCCTACCCTTATTTAGAGTCTATGTCTTATTATAGACGTTATTACTATTCCCGTAGACGTTCTTACGGTGGCAGGCGTAGAAGATCAAACTATAGGCGCAGGTGGTACTAAGATGTCTCGTTGGACATGGTCTTACGGTTTACCTATTGTTGGTGATTTCTTCTATAACTACGATAGGATGAAGGATTTCAATAATATGCATAAAGATTATGTCCGTAATACAGGTAGAACTTATGCTTACCCTACACAGGGATTCGAAGCCCAGAAGTACCGAACCATTGGACGTATTTCTGATGATATTCTTAATTATTCTAAGCGTATTGTCGGACGTGGTTTAGGTGGTCGTACTGGTTCTACTACTAAGGATGTGACTTCTCTATGAAACAAACATATACCTATTTTATAGACTTAGCAACTAGTGCCGATAAAGTTCAAAATATCTCTGTATCTGCAGGTGGTGAAGAAGCTGTCAGAAGACTTATGCCGTTTTTCATGGCTTATAAATACTTCAAGCTCGGACCCGTTACAGTTAAGTTCGTGCCGGCTAGTACTCTCCCCGTGGATCCAACCGGTCTTAGTTACACAGCTGGGGAAAATACAGTTGACCCTAGGGACCAATTCAATCCTGGGCTCATCCGCATTACCAACGGTGAAGACATAGTACCTCCAGCTAATATGGATGGTTATTATGCATTAATGTTAGATAGGCGCTGGTATAAATTCCAGTTACAATCAGGTGCTAGAAGGACTTGTTATCCTAGACTCTGGTCTGTCGCTAACTTGCATCAGAATATATTCCCCGATGAGTGGAAAAACTACCCTAAGCATTCAGATCTTAAAGTTTATAATGAGAACACTATAATAAACGATTCGGATCCTGTCGGTGCTACTCGTTCTTATGAGGCTGGCTCTGATCCTAGAGGTTTATTCCAGACTGGAAATAATGTGCGTTTAGACTGGCTTCCTACTGATGCTTCTAACGCATGGGATCCTAACATTACTAATTCATATCAGACTGTTAATGTCCCTCCAGAGGTTCCTGTCTTAGATATCATTCTTCCACAGGCATACAAGACTGTCTATTACTATCGTGTCTTTGTTACTGAAACTGTGTACTTTAAAGACCCAGTAGCTCTCGCAACGCACGCAGTCTCTGTTCAAAACAACTATCTTACCGTCAACGGTGTCGATAAGTTCATATATCCACAGCTCGCTTTCGGTCCTCGTACGGTTCCTAGAACTGCATTCCCGTATCAAAACGATGGTTCTGATTTCCGGACAGACACTAAGGCGTGATGTTATGGCCTATGTATACCTCAACGGTCGAAGATTAGTCCCAGGTGGTCTCATGCTCTTTGAAGATGAGGTCTGGACTCCACAGGATGAAGAGGCTTACTCTGACCCTGAAAACCATTTACCTATGGAGAACCTCTCTCCATAATCTTTTTTTTTCTAACTTGTCTGATGTCTGATCGTCTGATCCAAACTGTCTGACTACCTATCATTGCGCGAAGCGCCATTAGTCCTATATCCGACAAAGGTGTCTCATTTCGGACATTTCACTCCCAAGATTCCCTTGGTTTAAAAGAATATAAAAGATATTAGTAAGCGGGGCGCAGTGTTACGCGGTAGCGCCCAAAGCCCCGCTTTATTTCGCTAAGGCTACTAGCCCTACTTCCGCCGGTGCCCAAAACCTTAACCGATCTTCAGAGATTAGGTCGTACTTTGGATACTCGTTTGTAAATACCGTTACCTTCGGCGGATCTATCCATTTTTCCTCCCATGTATATCGATCGTCCCACAAGTACCCGTTTTTTATTGATTCGATGGCGCTCCATAACTCCTTGCTCTGTTTCCCTATAGCTCTCGGCATATCGAATATGTACCAAGGGACCACAGCTCGTTTTAAGCACATTCGCATGATATCTTTCGCCCCCAAGCCAGAAGGTATATTGATCGCCTTGTTTTTCAAGGCTAAGTATCGCGTTATCCATGATTTCCCTGTATTCCCTTTTAAATCTATTATTACGTCTACTTCTCTGTCGTTTTGCTCTAGGTCCATCAATGCCTGTTGCCAAGGCCGGAAGACTGGATTTTTCATAGACTCTGGTATTTTTATCCAACTGCATACAAAATCACCTTCTTTTAGAACATAGTTAAAATTTCTAGTATGAGTAGGGCTAACATGCCCATAAGGAGCCCATACTTTCCACATGTCTTGCTCACTTGTAGGATTTTTAAGTACAACTCGAACCTGGAAATGTTCGTATCCATCTGTTCCTTTTTCTCTTCCATAAGCATATCTTTCTCCGTTTTCATCTAACCACTTCCTTAAAATTTCTTCAGGACATTTTGCCTTAGAAACGGTTATATCGTACCATCTAGGCGATGTCAT